GTCTGAAGCAATCGCATCAAAGATGTTCCCGAAAGGATAACCCTAAATGCCTATTACACTTGCCGAAGCAAAAGAACTCTCCCAGGACAAATTAACCAATTTTGTCATTGACGAGTTTGTAAAAGACCCCCTGCTTGATCGTATGGTGTTTGACGATACTGTCAAACCTCAAGGGGGCCAGACTTTGACCTATGGCTACAACCGGGTCACCACCCAGCCCACAGCTGCAGGTCGTGCCATTAATTCCGAATACAACCCCCAGGAAACCAAGACAACCCAATTCAATGTCAACCTGAAGGTGTTCGGTGGCTCTTTCCAGCTTGATCGGGTGATCATCAACAACGAACGTCAGGTCGTGAATCATGTTCAGTTCCAACTGAAACAGAAGATCAAAGCGACCAAAGCGCTCTTCTCCGATTGGTTCATCAATGGCGATTCCGGTGGGGACCCGCTTGAGTTCGATGGTATCAACGCTGCAGTTACGGGAAAATCTACTGAGCTTATTCCTTCTGCAGCTATTGATCTCTCCTCCTCTGCGAATATTGACGCCAACTGGAAGGTGTTCCTTGACCATCTGCGCAAACTGCGCGCTCTCCTGGACGGCTCGCCCACCCTGTACTTGATGAACAACGACATGTATTCTGTGTTCCAGTCCGTCATGGACCGCGCAGGGATCAATCTAGCCAGCAAGGAAAATTATGGGGACGAAGTTTCCCAGTGGGGTTCCTCGTTGGTCATGGCGCTTGGAGACAAGCCTGGAACTGCCGATCCCATCATCCCTATTGATGGCGTTGGTGGGGATACCGACATCTATGTGGCTCGTCTGGCGCTGGATGGCGTGCATGCTGCTTCCCCTGAAGGCTCTGGGGTTGTGAAGACCTATCTTCCAGACATGACTGCCCCCGGCGCTGTGAAACTCGGTGAGGTCGAAATGGTCGCTGCTGTGGCAGTCAAAGCCACCAAATCCGCAGGCGTTCTGCGTGACGTGAAGATCGCCTAAAGGAGGATTCGATCATGAGACTTACTAAGAAAGGCGTTGTTGTCGAAACGATCAGGCCAACTGAAATCCTGAACCTCAAACGCAAAGGATATGTTGAGTTCAAGGAAGGCGATGAGGCACCCGAAGAATCAAAGGCGCTTAGGGATATGACCTTGGCAGAACTGAAGGAAGAAGCTAAGGCCCGCGGCCTGAGTGGGTATTCCACACTGGCAAAGGATGAACTACTCGCTCTGCTCCAGGGCGAGCAGGATGAGGAGGCAGGCGAATAATGCCTCTTGAACTTGAGTATGTGGGTGGTTCCAATTGGTTGGAAACGCTCCGGAAGAACCAAGAGGCGATTAAGGACGCAATCAATGGGCTCCAAAAGGAACTCGGAGAAGCCAAGGCCAAGATCGCCAAGCTTGAGAAAGCATCCAAGTAATCTTTTGATTCCAATGAAAGGCCTCGGTCATGGCTGTATATGCTGATTTTGTTTTTTATACAGGTACTTATCTCGGCAACGCCATTTCCGAGGCCGATTTTCCACGCCTGGCCCTGAGAGCCAGCATGTTTATTGACCGGCTGACCTTCCAACGGGCAGCTGCAGTGATTGAAGATGACACAGATCTGAAGCTGATCAACGCGGTCCAGATGGCCACCTGTGCCGTGGCTGAAGAAATCCAAAAGAATGAACAACGGGAAGCCGGAGAAACAGGTGTAATTGCCAGTGAAAAGCAGGGGCAGTATGCCGTCACCTATGTCGAATTGGATGATGCCCGGCTGTCAGCAGATGCCCGAATTCGCAAGGCAGCCCGGCTCTACCTTGCCCACACACCCTTGATGTTTGCAGGTTTCAATGAAGACGAACGCTCAAGCTACGATCTATAACAAATCAATTGACCTAGCCACCCGTTCCGAGGTTTACCAGCGGACCGTGATTGCAGAGGTCTACTGGGAGAACCGCCGGGCGGTGAATCAGCTTGCCAGTGGCGGTAATAAGGCTGCGGACAAGGTTCTGGTGTTGATCCCAATGGCTTTGGATGAAGAATACTTGTCTCCCTCTGCTTGGCAGGCTCTGGCCGAAAAGACCGGGAAGTGGACCTTGCAGACCGAAGACTTCATTGTGAAAGGGATGGTCCCCGAAGAAATTACCGGCGAGTTTACCGTGAGCGATCTCAAGCGGAAATATGATGATGTGCTGGAAATCAAATCAGTGGACCGGATGGATGTCGGGAGTGAGCGTATTAACCATTGGCAGGTAGGTGCTGCATGAGCGGACCGGTGATTGAAACTCCCAGGGGTAAGGTCTTTCTAACAAGGAGTGGCACCAAGGCGAAGCTGGAGTGGAATACCAATTTCCAGCCCAAGTACCAGGAGAGGTTTACTCGAGCACAGAAATTTGTTGACAATGAAGTTCTACGGCGATCTGAGCCATATATTCCCTTGTTGACAGGTATGCTGATCAAATCCGGGATACTAGGAACAGTGCCTGGAAGGGGGGTGGTCTCTTGGATCGCTGTTTATGCCCGGAAGAACTATTACTCAGCCAGAAAACCCGGATCTCAAACGGGACCCCTCAGGGGACCTCACTGGTTTGAACGGATGAAACAGGTAGACGGACGGGATATTGTGACAGGCGCTCGCCGGATCGCAGGAGGACGAAGATGAGCATGATCGAGAGTGTGAAATCCTATCTAACGGGATTTGCCGGCCTGCAGGAAGGCGCACCGTTTTGGGTGGATTACATCGGGAGCGAACCACCCGGTTATGCCATCATCCCGCTGCCCGGTCAGAAGGTGGTTGAGAAGTACCTCGATGGGGGCAGTTTACGTGAATTTCCTTTTGTTTTTCAGAGCATGGAACTCACGGCTGATGAAGCTGAACGCCTTGAAAATAATGGCTTTTACGAGGCATTGACCGATTGGTTCGAAGAGCAAAGTTCCCAAGAAAATTTTCCGGAATTGAGTGATGGGAAGACGCCGCGAAGGATTGAGGCCCTTGGCTGGGCTTTTGTGTATGAAACCAGCGAGTCGGAGACCGCTGTTTATCGCATTCAATGCAAATTAACCTATGAGCAAGACCCTTTTTCCTGAAAGGAGTAGGCAATGAATTCTGTATTACGTGAAAAGATCGCTCATTTTCTGAATACGACCCCGGCTACTGCCGCGACTTATAGCATCATCGGTCCTGGAGTGACATCGCTTGATGTCAATATGAATCCCAAGACCATTGAAGAACAGTATGTCCATGAATCGGTGGGCACTACTGAGGTAGTAGGCTATCAGCCCAATGCGCCTGTTGAAGCGAGCGCCAAGTTCGGCGATCCGGTTTTTGACTTTGTGGACGGCCTGCGCACCAATCAGGCAGTGGGTGAGGACGCCAAGACAGACCTCGTTGAGGTTTTTCTCTACAAGGCTGAGGTTGAGGGAGAATGGCCCGCACTGCAATGGCCGGTTTCGATCCAGATTGATAATGGGCCGGGTGGTGAGGCCGGCGGTATGGCGAAGTTGAAATACACCATCAACTACAACGGCTCGCCCACGCATGGCATGTTCAACCCCGCTACTAAGACCTTCACACCGGACGCGTAAGTCCGGGTGAGTTTGGAGCCTTATGGAAAGTCTACGAATTGATGGATTTATCCAACTGGCAATCAATGATGATCCGGAGCGAGTTATTTCTTTCGCTCCGGATGACATAATGTTTGCCGAACGGTTTTATCGCTTGCTGGATGCTCTTCGGGAGAAAGAAACCGAATATCGAAAACGGGCTGGTGAGTTGAGTGAGAACAAAGCCGTAGATGATTATGGCATCCCTGAAATGGCGCCAGCAGGTATAGACCTCCTGCGGGATGTTTGCGACTTCATGCGGGATGAGATCGATAAGCTGTTTGGAGAAGGAACGAGTGACAAGGCGTTTGGAGAGATTCGGTCTTTAGATATGATCGAACAGTTCTTCAAGGGAATCACTCCTTATATCCAGAACGCTCGGCAGAGTAAAACCCAGAGGTATGTCAGCCCGGTAATTGAAAAACGCCGACAGATCGAGCAGCAAAAAAAGCAAATTTAAGCACTTCGGATTTTTATGACAAACGTATTGATTGATCAGTTACCGACATCGGTAAGGATCGAAGACCAGGAATTCATGTTGGATACGGATTTCAGGACTTGCCTACGGGTCATTTTGGCATTTGAGGACCCGGATCTGGCCGGTGTTGAAAAGCAGTTGGTCTTGTTGGAGAACCTTTATCCAGAGGTGCCTGATCAATTAGAAGAGGCAGTAGAGGTTGGCCTATGGTTTTTGGATGGTGGTGAAGAGAGTCGGAACAGCGAAGAGCAAAAGCCCTTTGATGATGAGAAACTTTACAGTTTCAATAAAGATGCTTCATTCATTTATTCTGCATTCAGGAAATCGCATGGTATTGATCTGGAAACCGTGGAATACCTGCACTGGTGGAAATTCTTATATCTATTCATGGACCTTGGTGAAGAGACTTTTTTTATTCGTTTGATCAGTCTTCGGAAGAGGATGGCGGATGGATCAGCAACCAAGGAGGAGCGGAAAGCCGCTGAAAAAATGGAGGAACTGCTCTCGGTTCCCCAAAATCGATCAATGAATCTTGAAGAAATGGAAGCAGTCAACCGGTTCATGGAATTACTTGAGAGGGGTAGCCATGAAACAAAAAGTTGACCTAGCCATTTTGAATGAGCTGATGAATTCACCTGAGGTTCGTAAAGAGGCCGAGGGTATGAGCCGAAAAGAGCGAGTGTATTTTAAACGGTTGCTGGTATCCACTGGGATTTATGAGCAGTATGTGAGGGAGCGTAATGGCCGCAGGTTATGATGGCAGCATTCGCATCGATACCCGCATTGACGAGCGCGGGTTCAACACAGGGATCAAGTCTCTGACTCGAACCCTGCGTAATTTCGCGGGTGTAGTGGGCGTGGCTTTCGGGATCGGCGCTATCATAAAATTCGGTGTGACGGCTGTATCGCAGGCTTCAGCCTTGGCTTCGGCTTTGACCGGTTTGCAATCCGTGGTTCAGGGGCAGGGAAAAAGTTTCTCCGCCGCTAAGAGTTTTATTGATGACTACATTTCAGACGGGCTTGTACCGGCTACAAATGCGATCACGGCTTATAAAAACCTGGCGCTGCGGGGCTATGACACCTCACAGATTCAGGAGACCATGACGATCCTGAAGGATACGGCTGCTTTTGGTCGGCAGGCCAGTCTTTCGATGGGGGATGCGGTCCAGTCTGCAACCGAAGGTTTGAAAAATGAAAATTCAATCCTGGTGGATAACGCTGGCGTGACCAAGAATGTGGCCAAGATGTGGCAGGATTATGCCCGGTCCCACGGCTTATCGGTGGCCAGCCTGACCCAGGAACAAAGGATTGAAGCGGAATTGATCGGACTGCGGCAGGAGAGTATTTTTCAGACCGGTGATGCGGCGAAGATGACGGACACCTATGCCGGTAAGGTGGCCGGATTGAGCAATGCTTTTTACAAGCTCAAGGTTGGTGTCGGGAATGTGTTAATTCCGATTCTGCAAAAGATTATCCCGGTAATCACCACCATTGTAAATTGGTTGACTGCACTTGCAAACCGGGCGGCTCAGGTGATACAAATTTTGCTTGGAGTGAAGGTCAGCGCCGCTGATATGAGCGCCTATGCGGATGGGGTCAATTCCGCTGCCGATGCACAGGACAACCTGGCAGGCGCTACAGAGAAATCCGGGAAAGCCGCTAAAGGCGCCCTGGCTCCCTTTGATGAGTTGAATGTCCTTCAGCAGGATACTGGTAGCGGGGATGCCGGCGGTGTCAGCGTTGGGGATCTGGGTGGTTTGGCGATGGAAGAAGAGGGGAGCCTGCTAGACGAGCGGTTGGACGGCTTGACGGAGAGGATTGAAGGATTCAAGGTCAGGTTGGCCACATTGTTCAAGCCTTCTGAGGGACCCTTTGAAAGAGTGAAGGGGCAGGTTAGTGAACTGGGCGGAAAAATTTGGAATGGGCTGGAATGGGCTTGGAATAACATTCTGGTCCCGATCGGTGAATGGGCAATCGGAGATGCTTTGCCAGTGTTCTTGGATTTGTTTTCGGAGGGCTTGGAGGTCCTAAATGGTGTCCTTGATGCCCTAAAGCCGCTCGGGATTTGGTTGTGGGAGGAGTTTCTGCAACCGCTTGGGGGATGGGCGGCTGAGGGAATATTGGCCGATCTGGGTGGTCTTGAGAATAGTTTGAATGCAATTTCAAATTGGATAAGCGCTAACCAAGG